CACCATATTCGATTGACAAAAATCTTGGTCATGCTTACAACCAAGAAATGGAACTTATTCCTGACGGTGATGCAGCTTGTTTTACAGATGGTGACACATTGTTTTTAACTCACGATTTCGGCCATTTAATCAGCGAATATGCAAACCAATATCCTAATTCCGTATTGACTTGCCGGACAAATCGGATTCATCCAAAAGCTGAAGGACAATATTACCCAATGATTCAAAGTTCTGACATCAAAGAACATTTGAAATTAAACCAAAAGGTTTCGACAGTTACCAAACTTGATGGCCCAATCAGTGGGTTTTTGTTGGTTATTCCAAAACATATTTGGTTGAAGCATCCATTTACAGAAGAAAACCTTTACCGACCTGGCACACCAAATTTGTTGGGTGTAGATAACGAATGGACAAATCGAATAAGGGAAAAAGGGGTTGATGTTTTACGTATGGACGGCATTTACATTTGGCATACTTACAGATTATTAACGGGTTCTAAAAACCATTTATTGTGACAACACAAGAAGTTATTGAAAGATTTAAACAGCCGGCACCAGTCAGTTTAATAAGGGTTGGGGATGGTGAAAAAATTGTTTTGGATGGGTTTCAAAATCCTGATCAGCTTGACTATGTTCTAAAACGGCAGCTTGGATTTAGCCCAGCAATTGAACATGCCAGAGAAATAAGGGAAAATTTAATAAAAGCCATTGACGGATGTAACATTTTGGGCATTCCAAAGCATAAGAACTTGGCAAGTCTTGGTTCAAATTGGAGGCATGCAGAAACAACAGTGGACAAATTTTGTCCAAACGTGACCAAAAGAAGATGTTCGATTGACATTGCTTATGACATTGCCAAAGAAGGGTTTTCATTTTTAAATGGACTGGAAGAACTTACAATAATAGGTTGTAGGGACCTGGAAGAAGGGTTTAAAAAAAAGTACAAAATTGAAAAGGTAAATTGGTATTGCATAGCACCCGAAGCGAAGTTTACCAGCTATTCAGGCAAGCCACATTACCCTGACCAATTCATTCGGGTTGAAGGATGGATGAACAAGATTGACCCAAGGGGTAAATTGCTGCTTGTCGGGGCTGGTGTTATAGGAAAGATTTATTGCAATTGGTGGCGGGATATGGGAGGAAAGGCAATGGATGTCGGAAGTATGATGGACGAATGGGGTGGTTATGTTACCCGTGGCCCTGAAAGGTTTTTGGATCGTAGGGATTTAAATGCTAAATATTTTTTAGGATGATAAAAGTTTACAGCAAAATTGAACCTGATTTGCTTTTGCACATTGTGTTCAGAAAAGAAGAAATGACGGGAAGAACAGACATTGTTCCGGCTGCACATTTTATTCAGGTAGCAGCTTTAAAGCTTGAAGAAAACAAAACGTTTAAGCCACATCAACACATGTGGAACATGACGGGACCAGGGCCAAGAATTGCCCAGGAATCATGGGTCGTGATTGAAGGAATTGTTGAATGTACTTATTACGATATTGACCAACAGATAATTCAAGTTGAAACACTTGGTCCGGGTGACATTACTATTACACTGGAAGGTGGCCACAATTATTTAGCTGTTAAAGATTCACTTGTTTACGAATTTAAAACGGGGCCTTATTTGGGGCAAATACTTGATAAAACTTTTATATGAAGATAATAATGTCAACGTCTGACAATTACCATCATTTGCTTCCAATATCTTCTTATTTCATTAAAAAATATTGGGGTGTGCAAGTGGAATTGATTGGATATAAAACACCAGAAAATCTTCCCGAAAACTTTGTTTTTTATTCGATGGGTACCCAAGGTGATGTGAAAGAATGGTCAACCGATTTACGGAAGTACTTTCAAAATCAGGACCAATGGTTTATTTGGATCATGGAAGACACGTTTATTAAACGTCCAGTCAATGATGATTACATGAGTTTTGCCCATGCTTTGACCTACGGAAATATTGGAAGAATAGATTTGACAAGGGATATTAAATCACGTGAACATACGGTTGCCAATGGTGTTATTTATGCTCACCCATCTACCAAATACAGATTAAGCACACAGCCAAGCATTTGGAATAAAGATTTTTTATTAAAATATATGACTGACGGTCTTTCACCTTGGGATTTTGAAACCCAGCCGACAAAGGACGAATTTAATGTTGTCGGGTTGGTAGATTATCCCATCATTCACAATGAAGGGGTGCGAAGATTTGACATAAATAAATTTAATTTTGATGGTGTTCACGAAGAAGATTTAAAATGCTTAAACTTCATTTAGGTTGCGGAAAACGGGACTTTGGTCCAACATGGCACCACATTGACGGTGGCCATTTTCCACACGTTAAAAGCCATAACGTCAAGAAACTTCCATTTAAGGATAACACGGTGGATGTTATTTATTGCAGTCATTTAATTTGCTATTTTGACCGTCAAGAAATAATGGAAGTTTTATTTGAATGGAACAGAGTTTTAAAGAAAGGTGGAACATTACGGATTGCCACCCCTGACTTTTGGAAAATGGTATCGATGTACCCGAATAAGATTAAACTTCCACAAATTCTTGGCCCACTTTATGGTAGAATGGATATGGGAACCAAGAAGATTTACCATAAAACAACCTATGATTTTATTGAGTTAAAAACCATCTTAACAATGGCCGGATTTAATAACGTTAAGCGATACGACCATACAAAAACGGACCATGCCGAATTTGATGACCATTCGGCTGCATATTTAAATAACGAATTAATAAGTCTAAATGTTGAATGCAATGCAATATAATCCATGGCCTATTGGCAAGCTTCCGGATGAATTAAAACGTCCCGAATTGGAATTAGTAAAGGAATATTTTAATTATTCCGATCCCCGTGAAATAATTGGTGAATTTGAAAGAATGGTTGCAGAGTTTGCCGGGTCTAAATTTGCAGTAGCTGTCGATTGTTGCACTCATGCCATTGAACTTTCACTTCGGTTAAAAAACCATTTGGGGCAGATAAAAGAAAAGGACATCATTTATGTTCCTGAAAATACTTACGTCAGTGTTCCGATGACACTTTACCATTTAGGGTTTAATGTTCAATTTAAGCCCGAAAAATGGGAAGGTCTTTATTCATTGGATTCGGTTGGTAAGTTGGTAATTGTGGATGGTGCGGTCAGATGGAAACGTGGAATGTACATTGAAGATTCTTTGCATTGTTTAAGCTTTCAAATAAAGAAAAGAATTCCAATTGGAAGGGGTGGAATGATATTAACTAATGACTATGATTATTACAAATGGCTGAAGTTGGCCAGCTATGACGGAAGGGATTTGGACACACCTTACGATTCAGATGACCACATTAAATTGGTTGGTTTTCATTATTATATGACCCCTGAAGATGCTGCCCGTGGAATAATATTAATGAATAAAATTAAACAAGAAGGTGATTCAGGCGGCTGGATGAATTACCCAAATTTATTAAAATGGCTAAAGCATTAATAACCGGAATAAGCGGTCAAGATGGGTCTTATTTGTCTGAATATCTTTTATCATTGGGATATGACGTTTACGGCATTATAAGGCGCAACAGTACACCCGAAAATCAAATAACAAGGTTAGATGACTTAAATGTCAAAACGTTTTATGGCGACCTTTCGGACCAGGCAAGCTTGACCAAAGTTTTAAAGGAGGTACAACCCGATGAAATTTATAATTTGGCGGCACAATCACACGTCAGAATATCATTTGAAGTCCCACAATATACGGTCCAAACCAATGCGTTAGGGGTTTTAAATTTACTTGAGGCTTACAGATTTATTTGCCCAAATGCGAAGTTTTATCAAGCTTCATCTTCTGAAATGTTTGGGAACCAGTGCGACATGGACGGATTTCAACGTGAATCAACCCCAATGGTGCCGGTAAGCCCTTACGGTTGTGCTAAATTATTTAGTTACCACATGACCCAAAACTACCGAAGAAGTTATGGTTTGCCTATTTCAAACGGTATTTTGTTTAACCATGAAAGCCCAAGACGTGGTTCAAATTTTGTTACCAGTAAGGTAGTAAAGGCGGCAGTCAGAATAAAATATGGGCTGCAAAATCACATTGAATTGGGTAACATTGGAACGTTCCGGGATTGGGGACATTCAAAAGATTATGTTCGGGCCATGCACTTAATACTTCAGCAAGAACCAGGGGAATGGGTGGTTTCAAGTGGGGTCACTCACAGCGTTGAACAAATGGTTGAATATGTGGCTAAAAGATTAAAGATTGACATTCCCGTAAGGATAATTGATAACCTAAAAAGACCCGATGAATTAAAATATTTGAAAGGCGATTCATCACGGATTAGAAAATTGGGTTGGGTTCCTGAATATACATTTCAAACTTTGCTTGATGAAATGATTGAATTTTGGCTGAAGCAATATGAATAAAGTCTGTTACACGGCTATAATTGGTAAGCATGACAACCTTAAAGAACCATTGGTAAAATCCCCTGGTTGGGATTTAATATGCTTTACCGATCAGGATTTAGTTTCCGATAACTGGCAGATTATAAAGGTTCAATGTGAAGGTGACAAAAGAAGGTTGGCAAGACGTATTAAGATTTTATTTTATGAATATATTACGGCTAAATATTCATTTTGGTTGGATGCTTCATTTCAAATAAATGTTGATTTAAATAAATTTTGGGAAAGATTTTGGCATGCACCATTCAGTGTTCCAAGACATCCAATTCGGGATTGTGTTTACCGGGAAATAAGAAGCTGTATTGCTAATAGAAGGGGGAATGAAGAAGAATTGATAAAACAGTGGGAACATTACAAAAAAATTGGTGTACCAACTGCCAATGGAATTATCACGTCAGGGGTAATGATGAGGGAAGATACTGATTCCGTTCGTAGGCTTTGCGCTGCCTGGTTCGATGAAATTTCGCAATTTTCTGAACGTGATCAAGTGGCATTTGCCAAAGTTTCATTGAATTATAATGTTCCGACCTACAAATGGAACTATTCACAAAGCAAAGAATTAATTTATTTTAAGCACTTATGAAGCGTTACCAAATACTAAATATTTTAGCAGATTATTACAATTTGAATTCTTACTTGGAAATTGGCGTCCAGGATGTTAAACAAAACTTTAATAAAATTCAATGTGCCAAACGAATTGGTGTTGATCCTGAAGTGGACCATCCATTGGTTTTTAAATGTACTTCAGACGAATTTTTTAAGAAAAATGTTCGGAAATTTGACTTGATATTTATTGACGGGCTTCATGAATACAATCAAGTTAAAAGGGATTTATTAAATTCTTTGTTAGTTTTAAATGATCGGGGTTTTGTTGTGCTTCACGATACATTGCCGACAGAAGAAAGCAAAGCGACATTTCCACGTGAAACAAAAGAATGGTTTGGGGATGTTTACAAGCTTGTTTTAGAACTTCATTCAATTGTTCCATTTGTTACGATAAATACTGATTGTGGGGTGACTATTTGTTGGAATGGTAAGACAAAAGCAAAGAATCCGGTGCCATTGAATTGGGAAAGTTACATAAAACACAAAGATTATTTAAATGTCAAACAACCAAATGACGTTGACTTTCGACACATTCGGAAATGATAAACAAAAACTTTGTTGTGAGGCATGGGCCAACATGCCACATATTACGGAAATAGTTTATGGTGGTGCCAAGGGTGGGGCCAAAAGTTACACGGGTGCATCATTAATTTTTCACGATGCTTTGGTTTTTCCTGAAACCCATTACTTTATTGCAAGGGATTCATTGACGGACCTTCGTAAATATACCATCCCGACAATCTTTGAAGTGTTTCACAATTGGAAGCTGGATCGGTCTTATTTGTCATACAATGGCCAAGATAATTATTTCAAATTGTATAATGGAAGTAAAGTTTTTTTAATTGATGCAGCTTACCAACCAAGGGACCCATTGTTTCAAAGGTTTGGTTCAATGCAAATGACAAGGGGATGGATTGAAGAAGCCGGGCAATTTAGGGAGGCTGCCAAGAACAATTTAGCCGCAACAATTGGAAGGTGGAAAAATGACCAATTTGAAGGTTTGGTTCCGAAGTTATTGCAGACATGCAATCCGTCTAAAAATTACCTTTATCCGAATTATTATAAAAAGTTTAAAGAAGGCAAGCTGGAAAAGAACAAAATATTTATCCAGGCATTTCCCCAAGACAATAAAAAGCTTCCAGCCGGCTACTTGGAAAACCTTAATTTAATACTCAATAAATCGGAAAAAGAACGTTTAATTTATGGCAATTGGGAATTTGACGATGACCCAAGCGCATTGATGGACTTTGATAAAATAATCGACATATTTTCAAACAGTCATGTGCCATCGGGAAATAAATATATTACAGCCGATATTGCCCGACTTGGTGGTGATAAGATTGTGATAATTGAATGGGACGGATTCAGGGCCAAAGTAAATTATTACCAGCGTCAAACTTTAGACGTAACCGCAAGGCTAATTGATGAGGCCCGTCAGCGATTAGGAATTGGAATGTCAGATGTTTTAGTCGATGAAGATGGTGTTGGTGGTGGGGTTGTCGATATGCTTAAATGCAAAGGATTTGTAAACAATTCACAACCATTGGAAAATCCGAATGCACCACTAAATGACTTTGGAAAACGGGAAAAGGAAAACTTTGACAACCTGAAAAGCCAATGTTACTTTAGATTATCCGAACGCATCAACAAAAATGAATTATTTTTGCAGTGTGATGATACCGTAAAAAATTGGGTGATTGAAGAATTGGAACAGATTAAACAAAAATCTTTGGATAGTGATCTGAAGAAAGGAGTTGTTCCAAAAGATAAAATAAAAGAAGCAATTGGACGTTCACCCGACTTTGCGGATTCATTAATGATGCGAGAATATTTTGAATTGCGTCCAAAACAAATTTTTAGGGCTGCAATATATTAAAAAAAAAGAAATGGACATATTTGGAAAAAAAGCCCTGGCAAAACAAATTGACAATCTTTTAAGTACTGTCAAGGCTTTTCAAGATAATCGTTTGGCTTCGTTTAGCACCCAAATTTTTCCCAATTACAAGTCACTTCGTGAACAAATTGTCTTCCAAACTATGGATGACATTTACAGTGTGGTAAGCAGATTGGCAACGACAGCTGCCATGGTTCCTTATTATGGTAAAGACAAGAACGGTGAAGACATTCAGGAAAATGACAAATTAAACTTAATATTAAACCAACTAACGTTTGAATTCAAAGAAAAAATGCACTTGAATTTATTGATTTCGGGTGAAATTTTTCTTTTGAAAGAACGTACATTGGGGGTTAATGCTTCGATAATACTTCGGAATCTTAATCCGTCAAATGTAATTGTTAAAGTAAGTGATTCATTTCCTTATGATATAACCGGCTACAAATACATGGACCAGGTTCGTGGAACGTCATTTGATATTCCATTTGAAGACATGGTTTACATTAAGCTTGAAAATCCAACGTTTGAAAACGATGAATTTAGGGGTTTATCACCCGTTAAGGTATTGGCAAACAGATTGACCAGGCTTCAGGCACAATTAGACATTTCCGTTGCCCAAATGCAAAATGGTGGTCTTCCGGGTATTCTATACGACAAAAGCCCAATGTTTACACCTGAATTGGCTGCCCAGCACAAAGAAAACTTTGGAAGATTTTTAAATAACCGTAGCAATAAAAATGCGCCTTATTTCACTGGTGGTGATATTGGTTATGTAAGCATTGGTTCGACACTGGCTGATCTTGATTTGGCTTCATTGGCAGATATTGATTTCGATAAAATATGTAATGTTTACGGGGTAAGTTCAACGTGGTTCAATAATAAATCGGCAGCTACTGAATCGAACGTTAAAGAAATGGTTCGATTGGTTTACACCAATGCAGTGTTGCCACATATTATGAGAATTCAAGATGCGTTGAATACACAATTGGTTTCTGAATTAAACAACGGGTCTAAAATTTATTATGATATTTCCGAAATTCCTGAACTTCAAGAAGATATGCTTAACAAGGCTAATGTGTATGCAACGATGCCGGTGATTGTTCCAAATGAAGTTCGTGAAGCTTTGGGATATAATAAGATTGATGACCCATTAATGGATCAGCCATTGATTAAACAAGGTTATATGACCATTGATGACGTTTATTCTTCTGACATTAATTTAACGGGTGATTATGCAGCAAATAGCGGACAAGTGTCTTCAGGAAATCAATAAAGTTTTAAGACGTGAAATAAAGGCAGAAACATGCCCAATGAAACGGGCAAAAGCCGAATGGAAGAAGCAAGAAATTAAAAATTTATTGGCCAAAATGTTGGTTGAAAATAAGATTGGACCGAATGAATTCAAATGAATTTGTTAAAAAATTTGACACGTTTACCAAAAGGGCCGAAAAGAAATATCGTCCAAAAATAAATAATGCAATCAGGTCCCAATTGAATGCCTATCTGCGGACGGGAAATATGTCTTCCATTAAATCTGATGAAATACTTTATTTACTAAAAAATCTTTATTTGGATGTCGGTGTTGGTTGGGCAAGAATATCAAATTCATATATCAAACAAAGATTAAAGGCTGACGGCCAAATGGGTTTTTCAGAACGGGTTTCACAGCTTATCATTTCGGCTTATGGTCCGCAGTTGCTTAATACATCCCAAAAAATAACGGACACAACCATTGAAACCATTCGTTCGATACTTTCACAAGCGGCTGTTAATGGATGGTCAATTGAACAAATTACCCAAAAAATTCAATCACCTGATTTGTCTTATAATAGGGCAAAGCTAATTGCCAGGACGGAAGTAATAAGTTCGGCCAATGGGGCGGCTGTTGAAAATGCCAAATCGTTGGGGTTTGAAGTGAAAAAAGAATGGGTGGCAGCTTTGGATTCACGGACACGGGCCGACCATCGGAAATTGAATGGACAAGTTGTCGGAATGAATGAATTGTTTTCTGTTGTTGACAAAGAAGGTGTGACGAGAAAAATGTTACAGCCAGGGGACAGAACACATGGTGCGGGTCCGGGACAAATTTGCAATTGCAGATGTGCGGTTATATTCGTTGAATAAAAACCGTGGATATAAAAAAAAGAAATTAATTTTGTGCTATGTTTAAAAACATAAAATCGAAAGTAAAGGAAGTTGACAGCAAGGGCCAAGTGGTTGTTGCTGCAAATTCTTTTGGTAATGTTGACAGTCAGGGTGATATTTCGATGCCTGGTTCTTTTTCAAAAACGATAAAGGAAAACTTTGATCGTGTTAAATGGTTTTTAAATCACGATACTACACTTTTATTGGGTGTTCCCGTTCAGGCTGTTGAAACACCACAATATCTTCAAATTACGGGGCAGTTAAACTTAAATAAGGAAATTGGCCGTAATACTTACGAAGATTACAAGCTTTATGCGGAATATGGCAAGTCATTGGAACATTCCATTGGTGTTGATGCGATAAAATATGTTATTGAAGACAATGTGCGCAAGGTTACAGAATGGAAATTGTGGGAATTCAGCACATTAACTTCATGGGGTGCCAATTCACAAACACCTTTGATTTCAATTAAGTCTGACGAATTGGAATGGTTGAACATTCGATTGAACAAGGGAAATTACACAGACGAAAAATTTTTAGAAATAGAAAAACAAATTCAGTTCTTAAAATCACTCATTGATGAGCCGACTAAAGTCACTCAACCAACCGAGCCGATCGACTGGAAAGAGATAAACCGATTATTCACAAATTCATTAAAGTAAAATGGAAAAAGAAACCATACTTCAGGAACTTCAAAACATTAAAAGTTCTTTAGAAGAAAATTTGAACAAAAAAGCTGATGCCAACGTGAAAAACTTGGATGAAAAGCTTGAAGCTGTTAATTCAGCAATTACTGAACTTAAGAATAAGCAACCGGAAGTTTCCGTTGACGAATTCAAGTCAGTTAAAGAAAATCTTGACATCACAATCAAGGCTTTCGACCAACTTCAGACAAGAATGAAGTCTGATTATAAGACAACCAAAGCTGCAAAGACTTGGAATTCTGCGATTGCAACAACCATTAAAGAAAATGCAAGTGCCATTGCTTCTGTTAACAAATCAACAGAAAAAATGCAAGTTAAAGCGGTTCAGGACATCGAAACCATTACCACGTTAAGCGGTAACATTCCAAATTCTTACAGAACGGATTTGGTTCCAGCCCCTTACGAAATGGTTCACGTTCGTAATCTTTTTGCTGTTACACCTTCAGCAACTGATTCTTACCATTTCTACCGTCACACAATGGGTGAAGGTTCAATAAACTTCCAGAAGTACGAATTTGAAACCAAAGCCCAAATTGATGAGGATTTGACAGAAGTAACTGTTAACCTTGATTACTTGGCCGGATGGTTGAAGATTTCCCGCAAAATGCTTCGTAATTTTTCAGCCCTTCAGTCTTATATTTCACGTTGGTTGCCTGAAAGGTACTACATGAGAGAAGACACAAAGGCTTACCAAGTTATCATTGCAAATGCTACTGGTGCAACCGATACAACCGGAACTGACATCATTAGTCAGATAATCCGTACAATCGGAAAGCAAAAGAAAAATTACTACAACGTAAACGCAATTATCGTTGATGGTGATGTTTGGGCTAAAATACTGACTTACAAAGCCAGCACTTCAGGTGAATTTACAATGCCGGTTGGTGTTGTTAACATTCTTCCTTCAGGTCAGCTTTCAATTTGTGGTGTACCCGTTTACACTGCATCTTGGGTTGGTGGTGATGAAGCCATTATTTGCGACACACGTTTCTTCGAAATCGTTCAATCTGAAGGTCTTTCACTTCAGTTCTTTGAGCAAGATGATGACAACGTTCAAAAGAACAAAATTACAGCGAGAATTGAAGCTTCAGTTGGATTTGCTGTTTTGGATCCAAAAGCAATTTCAGTTCTTTCACTGGAAAGCGTTTCCTAATTTGATTACCTATGAAAAAGCCCTACCCACCAAAAGGGTGGGGCTTTTTTACTTAAATAAGCCAAAATGGACTTCTACCGTAATGCTGATAAATTTTACGATTACCTGGACCCGGTAAGCTATAACCAAATAACGGATGTGACTTTGGATGATGTTGTGACGGAACCGGTGACGTTGAATGAATTAAAATTATTTGCAAAAATTGAATATTCAACGGACGACAGCATTTTGACGGGACTTATAACGGCTGCCAGGCAGATGTGCGAAAAATATTCAAACATTTCTTTCGTAAAAAGGGAAGTGACAGCTTATTTTACCAACTACAATGGTGGGACTTATTTACCATACGGTCCCGTTGATGCTATTACGGGCGTTTATACGGCTCAAGGCGACCCAATTGAATACATTGTTCAAGGAACGAGTTGGAAGCAAATTATTAGCCCGCAAATGCCCTTAAAAGCGATTTATGAAGGGGGTTATGATATGCTTCCCGAAAACCTTAAAACAGCGGTCATGGCACAAGCCCTTTTTTTATATGAAAATAGGGGTGATTCAATTGAAGCTTTTTCACCCATTGCGTTAATGCTTTTGAACCCGGTAAAACGATTATAAATGTATTCAGCCGAATTTAAAATAGGGGATTTGACCGAACGGCCCATTTTTGAGAATTGGGAATATACCCAAGATTTGGGTGGTGGAAATATGAAAAATTTAAATAATTCGTTTTATCAGTGGGCCTATACCCAACAGATGGGCGGAAAGCCAATGAACATTAATGCGGAAAAGTCATGGGAATATGACCTTAAAGTAGTGGTAAGATCAAATGATAATATCGTAAGCAGTACCACAATGGTCTATGACAATGCCCGTTATGTGATAAATTCGATAATTGATGACGGCAGATTCATGGAACTTCGGTGTTCATTTGTGGAAGGTGAATTAGTTACGGGTGGAATAATCACCCCATTTGGTCCGGCTTATGTTTACAATTATGAAGCAATAGGAACGGAAAATTCATTTCAAGCCAATGAATTGATAAACAAAACTTTAATTGGTGCGTTTAAAGATGGAATTGCTTTTAAGATAATTTTCACGGGTTTACCTAATGTGAAGGAAGTTCTTTATGAAGCTTCAACGGGAACATTGACATTCAACCCGGAATTTTATCCTGGTGAAATAGCAATAATTCAATATATATGATTGACGTAAAAACGGTTGAAGCTGGCCTTAAAAAGGTGATTGAAGAAGTGGGGGAAGAAACATTTCGCACCAAATTAAGCATTGCTTTAAATCGTTACGGAAACAACGTCAGAAATATTGCAGTTAAAAAAACACCCGTTGATACTGGAAATTTAAGGGCATCAAATTTTGTTGATTTAAGCAGTCCCGAAAACCTTCAAATTGTGGTTGGTAATTCTTCCAATTATGCGGCTTATGTAGAATTTGGAACGGGTATCCATGCGGCTAAATTGCTGCCAAACTACCCAAAGGAATGGCAAGATGTGGCAAAAGATTTTTATATTGATGGCAGTGGTAACGGACCGGCACAACCATTTCTTTACCCGGCTGTTGTAGAAAGTGAAAAATTATTGATGGCAGAACTTGACAAATTGTTTAAATGATTGATTTAAATTATTCTTTGCGAATTGCTTATAAAGCTGCACTGGACAACCTTGGTGTTCCAGTTTATTATCAATCAGTTCCACCGAATGAAAGGCCATTAAACTATGTTGTTTTTAGGTCAATAAATAATGTTGACAGAAGTACCAAAAGCACTTCCGACACTACCACAACCATTACGGTAGAAATTTACACCCGTCAACAGTTGGTCAATAGGGGATTGGATGCGGACACAATTGCAAGGGATGTTTACAATTTAATTTACCCAAACCGTCACGATCATTTGGTCATTGATGGGGGGCAAATTGTATCGACTGAAGTTTTGGGTGACAGCGTTCAAAATCTGACATTGCAATCGGGTGATGCAATGATTTCAAGGTTTATTATTTTCAAACATATTATTTATCAAAGTCAAGATATTTCTTAATTTTACAAAAAAACCAAAAAATGGCAGAACACAAAATAAACGGTAATGACATGTTGCTTCTTCTTTCTGAAGACGGGACAACATATAATACGGTAATTTGTTTGACTTCAAACGGATTAACAAGGGCAACGAACGAAATCGATGCCAAGACAAAATGCGGACCTGATAAGCTTCCGGGAACACAAGACAATGGTGTAACTTTTGAAGGTCAAGTAATGGCTGACCCAGCGGGTGGTTCAACTTCAATTGCTGATTTGTTCGATTATTGGGCAAATAAAACAACACTTTATTGGAAAATGGCTAAAGCTACACCAGTGACCGGTGATGTTACTTACACTGGAACCGGATTTATTTCCAAATTGGATGAAACTTATGGTCAGGACAACCCAGGAACTTTCAGCGGATCCATTGGTGTTTATGGAACTATGTCAATTGATGTAGAGTAAATTTTTTAATTATGTCATATATCCAACTGAACATTGGAGGCAAATTAAGGGGGTTAAAGTTTAATCAAATGGCAGTTATCACAATGACCAAAAATTTGGACTTTGATAA